GATATACATGGTTGGGAACCTACGGAGTTTACTCCGAGTGGTGAACCTAAGGTAGATGAGAAGATCTTGGATGGACTCAAGTACCCAGAAGCAAAACTAATGAGTGAGTACTTGATGATATCCAAAAGAATAGGACAACTCTCAGAAGGTAATGAAGCATGGTTAAAACTAGAGAAGAACGGGAGACTCCATGGGTCAGTTAACTGCATGGGGTCAGTCACGAGTCGTTGCTCTCATACGCATCCGAACCTCGCTCAAGTTCCGAGCACTAAAGCACCCTTTGGGAAGCAGTGTCGAGAACTTTTTACGACAGATCCAGGATTTTCCCTTTTGGGTGTTGATGTCTCTGGTCTTGAACTGCGGTGCTTGGCTCATTATATGGCTCGGTATGACGATGGTGCATACGGCAAGATCTTACTTGAGGGTGATATTCATACTGCCAATCAAGAAGCTGCTGGACTTGCTACAAGAGACCAAGCGAAGACTTACATATACGGCTTCTTGTATGGTGCAGGAGACCAGAAGATCGGTCAGATCATTGGTAAAGGGGCATCGCACGGAAAAGCCTTGAAGGAGAAGTTCCTCAGGAAGATCCCTGCGTTACGTAAGTTACGTGAACAAGTCCAAGATAAAGCAAATGATCATGGATTTGTACGTGGCTTAGATGGTAGACGAGTACCTGTTAGATCCGCACACGCATCACTCAATACATTATTACAGAGTGCAGGTGCAATCATCTGTAAGCGGTGGGTTGTCATGCTACACGATATGTTGGAAGCAGAAGGATACTCGTATGGTCAGGACTATGCACAGGTAGCCTTTGTGCATGATGAAGTACAACTCATGGTAAAGGATGAACATGTCGATAGTATCGGACGAATCGCAGTGGAAGCAATTAAGTTTTCTGGAGAGTATTACGGATTCAGAATCCCTCTCACAGGAGAATACAGAGTTGGAAGAAGTTGGGCAGACACCCACTAGTCCTCATTATATAGGACAGGCAGGAGAACATCTCGTATGTTACCTGTTTCACATGTGGCAATACAATATACTTCAACCCTTAAATCCTAAGTCTAGTTATGATCTTGTGGTTGAAAGAGATGGTAACTTTAAAACCATACAAGTTAAGACTACACAGAATGGACGAAAGGTTTCTCTAAAGAAAAGTATGATCTCATATCAAGGTGTTCGTAAGTTTGGAGTTTATAAAGAAGGAGACTACGACTACCTTTGTGCATGTAAGTTTCCGTATGTATATGTTGTTCCTTTTAGTAAGATAGAGGCAACAACTGGATTCTCATTTAGCTTGTATCCCCAATACAAGTATGACCTCAACGATCCTAAAACCTACGAGTACAGGCCGACAATATGACAAGTAGACTCCTCATAGATGCAGACATTGCAATATACAAAGCAACCACTGCTAACGAAGTACCGATCAATTGGGAAGGTGATCTCTGGACTCTCCATTGTGACTTAGCGAAAGTCAAGTGTGACATCGATGACTTCGTTGAGAACATTAAAGAACAGACTAAAGCTGATGAGGTAACCATGTGTATCTCACATCAGAACAACTTTAGAAAGATGCTCAACCCTTCATACAAAGCAAATCGAAAGGCTACTCGTAAGCCTATATGTTTTGTCCCTGCTAAAAAATACGTAATGGAAAACTATCATTACGAGATACAACCTTGGCTCGAAGCAGATGATGTCATAGGTATCCTCGCAACTTACGATAATGGAGAGGAACGCATTGTTGTGAGTGAGGATAAGGATCTCTTGACTATTCCTGGTATGCACTGGGATATCAAGAATCAAACTTTATGGGAACAAGACACACATACTGCTAACTATCTCTTCTACAAACAAGCCTTGACTGGAGATTCGGTAGATAACTACCAAGGGTGTCCAGGTATCGGCCCAAAGAAAGCAGATAAGATCTTGAATGAGTGTGAAGACTTTGGGTTTGAACCAAAGCATGTCTGGAAAGCTATTGTTACGGCTTATGAAAACGCAGGATTGAATGAAGATGATGCGTTACTTCAAGCACGTATGGCTAGAATTTTAAGGCATGGTGAATATGTTATGAGTGAACCTATCTATTGGAGTCCTGAGAATGAGCGATAATGAATTTGAGAATCCTAAACATTACACCGATGGGTTTGGTATTCAACCCTTGGATTATATAATCGAAAACGAAATGGATTTCCTAGAAGGGAACATAATTAAATACGTATCTAGGTACCCACATAAAGGTGGTCTTAATGATTTGTATAAAGCACAGGTTTATCTTAATCGCTTAATCGTAAGGGAGCAAGCCAATGAGTAGTCTACCTACACAATATCAAGAGTACATTCATCTTTCACGTTACTCTAGGTGGGACTATGAAAAAGGTAGAAGAGAAACCTGGGGTGAAACTGTAGCACGATACTTTGATTTCTTTATTCAACATCTCAAGTCTAGTAACGGATATACATTACAAGGTGATGAAGTAAAGGAACTAGAAGATGCAGTGTTCGCACTTGAGGTCATGCCTAGTATGCGTTGCTTGATGACTGCTGGTCCTGCTTTAGAAAAAGAAAACATTGCAGGATATAACTGTAGTTATTTACCTATTGATTCACCGAGGGCATTCGATGAACTTCTCTATGTTCTCATGAATGGTACTGGAGTGGGTTACTCAATAGAAGAAAAGTATACCTCTCAGTTACCTTTTGTACCTAGTGAACTACATCCTACTGATACCTGCATCGATGTACGAGATAGCAAACTAGGATGGGCTAAGGCATTTAGGGAATTGATTAGTCTCCTATATGCAGGACTAATTCCTACTTGGGATTTAACTAAAGTACGCAAGGCAGGAGCAGTACTAAAAACCTTTGGAGGGAGAGCAAGTGGACCTGATCCCCTTAACCAACTATTTCTTTTCACTTGTAAACTATTTGAAAATGCAAAAGGACGAAGACTCAGACCCATCGAATGTCACGACATTGTTACAAAGACAGCAGAAGTCGTGGTGGTTGGTGGTGTTCGTAGGTCTGCTCTTATTAGCCTCAGTGATCTTGGGGATGAGCAGATGCGACACGCAAAGTCAGGAAGATGGTGGGAAGAACACCCACATAGAGCACTCGCAAACAACTCTGCCAATTATCACTCCAAACCTGACACGGGAACCTTTCTTAGGGAGTGGGCTTCCTTATACGAGAGCAGAAGTGGAGAGCGTGGAATTTACTCATCGTTTAACGCAAGAAAACAAGTCGAACGATTCAATGACAGAAGTCCTAGAGATGACTTCGGGACGAATCCATGTTCTGAAATAATCCTAAGACCTAGAGAGTTCTGTAACTTATCCGAGGTAGTCATACGTGCTTTAGATAAGAAGAAAGATATCTTGAGGAAAGTTAAGTTAGCTACTATCTTAGGTACGTGGCAGAGCACCTTGACTAACTTTAAGTATCTACCCAAAACTTGGAAATCTAATTGTGAAGAGGAGAGGTTGCTTGGTGTATCCTTAACAGGAATCATGGACAACAAGATTACTGCTTTTCCTGGACCAGACTTCCTAGAAGAGATGAGAGATGTAGCGAGAAAGACGAATGAAGAATGGGCTGAGAAACTTAAGATTTATCCGAGTGCTGCGATCACTTGCATCAAACCTTCGGGTACAGTTTCACAACTTTGTGATTCTGCTAGTGGCATTCACACTCGTCATAGTGATTACTATATACGCACTGTCAGAGGTGACAATAAAGACCCGATCACACAACTCATGAAAGACCAAGGTGTTCCTAATGAGCCTGATGTGATGAAACCAGATCAGACTACAGTGTTCTCATTTCCTATCAAGTCTCCTGAATCTAGTATCAAGAGAAACGATTGGGATGCCTTTGAACAGTTGGATCAATGGTTGATCTATCAGGAACATTGGTGTGAACACAAACCTTCCGTAACGATCTCAGTCAAAGAAGACGAGTGGACTGCGGTAGGAGCATGGGTTCATGACAACTTCGATAGCATTAGTGGTATCTCTTTCTTACCTCACTCAGATCATGTGTACCAACAGGCACCATATCAAGAATGTACTAAAGAAGAGTACCAAGAGTTACTAGAGAAGATGCCTGAAATTGATTGGACTAAGTTATCTGAATATGAAAAAGAGGACTACACTACGTCCTCGCAGGAACTCGCTTGCACGGCTAATTCGTGTGAAATTATATGAAATGGACATAATGGGATAAAATGGCTTTTACACTCGGAGAAACAATCTCAAAAGAACTAGTAGACAAGCTAAAACAAAAGTACCCTAATCAACTACCGAGCACTGTAATAGAGAAAGAACAGTTGGCTTATACCTTAGGTCAACAATCGGTAGTCAACTACATAGAGGATTTATATAACAACCATGTGTCTTCCGTCAATGCCTGATCCACCTAAGATGCCTGAGATACCTGAACTTGCTCCTCCTAGTCCAATGTATAAAGACCCAGATCCTCCTGAGTTAGCGTTGGCACCAGAGGCTAGAGAAAAGACTCCTAAAGAGTCTATGAAAAAAAGAAGAAAAGGTTTTTCACAGTTTAGAGTTAGGAACCCAGGATTAGTAATTAAAAATAAAAAATAAAATATGTTTAGTGATGTATCCGTACACCCTATTGATTCACATGAGGTGTACAGAGAGGTTATGGAAGCAGCAAGTGCGGATGGTCACGGACCTTACATGCCGACTCATTACGTTGAGAAAGGTGGTGAGATCATAGGTGCTTTTTGTACACAGAGTCCAACAGTCTACTGGTGGATGAACGAAAGCAAATCAACGAGGAAAGACTCATTACTAGTATTTCAATCATTAGATACTTTAATGAACAACTTACAACTATCGGAATACATAATCCCTTGTGAAGCTGAGTCTCCTTACTACAAATTAATGTGCTCCAGATTACCCGATGTTCACAAGGGTACCTTGGGAGGTGACTGGAGGCTATTTAGAAGGAAATTGTAATATGGGTGGAGCAAGACCCGAAGAAGGTATAAGTCATGCTATAAATGAAGCTACTAAACCTATAACTATGTCTTCAATCAATGCTAAAGACCTAAGTAAAAGTGATTTAGGTAAGGGCTTAAGTTACTCAAAAGATGTCTTAGATCATCATTTAAGCCCTTCAAGAAAAGGTTTAGGTGGGCAAATAGGTGAAGGTATGCGTAGAATAAACGAAGGTTTAACTCATAACCTTAACGAGTTAGGTAAAGGTTTACATACCTTAGTTCACGGAGAAGGTGATTCAGGAGATAGTGATACTCCTGGTGTAACTCGAAGATCAGCCTTCGGTCAGAGTAAAAAACCGAGGAAGAAGAAGAAAGGTTTACTAGCACTCCAAACTCCCTCTGCTAAAGCAGCTAGGTTTAGAGCAGGTAAACGTAGGTTTCGTGTAAGACCTACTGGTAAAACTGGTGTAAGCACTGGAGCAAGATCATCAGGTGTTTCAGTACCTAAAGGCTAAACAATATGGTAGATAAAGTAGAAGTTAATGAAAACCAAGATATACCTTCTGGTTCTATAAAGAGCAGGTATAACTTAGGTTACGCAGAGAGAAACCCATTTTTAGAACGTGCTAGGGAAGCAGCAGAGATTACTATCCCATCACTTCTACCTCGTGAAGGACATAGTTCTGCTAACTTCTTTCGTCAACCATTCCAGAGTGTGGGTGCTAGAGGAGTTAACAACCTAGCATCTAAGCTACTCTTAGCACTCTTACCTCCTAACTCACCTTTCTTTAGGTTAACGATAGATGACTTTGACTTAGAGAATCTAGTGGGACCAAATCAAAGAGGTGCAGTAGAAGAAGGGTTAGCACGTATTGAACGATCTGCTATGGGAGAGATCGAAGCTAAGGCAATACGAGTGCCTGTCTTTGAAGCACTTAAACACCTCATCGTCACTGGTAATGCTCTCGTGTACATGCCTAAAGATGGTGGTATGCGTGTGTTTCGTTTAGATCGTTATGTGGTCAAACGTGATGCAATGGGAAATGTCCTAGAGATTATTACAGTAGAATCTTTAAGTCCTTTAATGTTACCTGAGGAGGTACGATCCAAAGTTACTACACCCAATGCAGATTACGGACAAAAAAACTACGACCTATACACCTGTGTCAAGAAGACAGAATCAGGATGGGAAGTAAAACAAGAGGTAGAAGGCGAAGAAATAGAAAGTTCCTACGGCACATACGAGGAGGACAAGAATCCATTCATACCCTTGAGGTTTACGAGGATTGATTCTGAGGACTATGGAAGAGGGTTTGTTGAGGAATACATAGGTGACCTAAAGAGTTTAGAGGCATTGACTAGATCCATTGTAGAGGGATCAGCAAGTGCTGCTAAGGTTCTCTTTATGGTAAGACCTAATGGTACCACAAAACTCAGATCATTAGCAGAGTCTCCTAATGGAGCTATTGTACAAGGTGCTGCTGAAGATGTTTCAGTACTACAAGTAAATAAATTCAATGACTTTCGTGTAGCACAAGATGTAGCGAGGCAAATTCAAGAACGTCTATCATTTGCGTTTTTACTCAACTCCGCAGTACAGAGACAAGCAGAGAGGGTAACCGCAGAAGAAATACGATTTGCAGCCCAAGAACTAGAGATGGCATTAGGTGGTGTTTACTCCGTGTTATCTCAGGAGTTTCAGGTTCCCTTGGTTAACCTCTTACTCAATCGTTTAGAACAACAAAAGAAGATGCCTAAGTTTCCTAAAGACTCTCTAAAACCACAGATTGTCACAGGCATCGAAGCATTAGGTCGAGGACAAGACCTTAACAAACTAGCGACATTCTTACAGTACTTGCAACCTTTGGGACCACAGGTATTGGGACAGGAGTTAAATGTCACTGATTATCTTGATCGTCTTGGGGCATCTCTTGGCATTGATACTAATGGGCTTATCAAATCCAAAGAACAAAAACAACAAGAGATGATGCAAGCACAACAAGCACAACAAGCTCAAATGCAATCTCAGATGATGAGTAAAATGGCAGAAGGTGCCGTGAGAAATCCTGAGATTGTTAAGCAAGTGAGCGAAAGTCTTCAACAGAATCAACAACAACAAGGACAATAATGCCAGAAGGTAAAGGTACGTATGGGAGTCAAAGAGGAAGACCACCCATGAAAAGACTAAGTGAAACAGATACTAAAGGATCTTTACTTAGTAAATTTAAAAACTTTATGTCTCTTAAGAATGTTAATAAACGTGTACAAGAGGCAGCAAAGACTCCATCTAGGGAACAAGTTAAACTTCAAGATTTTAAATCTGCATTTGCTAAAGCTAAAAAAGCAGGTAAAAAAACTTTTATGTTCCAGGGTAAGGAGTTCACTACTAAAACTAGAGATGAAGCAGTTAAAGCATTTCAGAGATTAATTTCTAAACATGGGTCATCTCCTGAACAGGTAGAAAAATCAGCTAGGGAAATACGAGTATCGCATGGTATTCCTCACCCTAAGAAAAACAAAAAGAAATCTAAATAAGGAAGAGTAAGAATGGTGGATGCAGTTCAAACTCACGATCCTGTAGAACACGATACTACTATTGAAGATGCAGAGCATGTGCAGGAGATGCTCGAAAAAGTAGATGGTGTTCAATCGTCAAACGATGATAGACCAGAGTGGTTACCTGAGAAGTTTGGTTCCCCTGAGGAACTAGCTCAGGCTTACCAAAACCTAGAGACAGAGTTTCACACTCGTAATCAAGATGAACCTCAAGAGTCTTCTGAGGGATCTGAAGAAGCACAATCGTATCAAGAAGGAGATGAGGTTACTGCGAGTAACGTAGACTCGTTCTTGGAAAACTACGGCCTAGACTATCAAAAGTTTGAGCAGGAGTTTAATGAAACTGGTGGACTCTCTGATGCAGCTTATCAAGCATTAGATGAAGCAGGGATACCATCAGAATTGGTAGATAACTATCTTGAAGGTCAACTAGCAATGGCTGAACAGATAGAGTCAAGTGTATATGACTCAGTTGGTGGTGAAGAGAACTATCAAGCGATGACAGAGTGGGCATCAGATAATTTAAATGAATACGAAGTAGATGCTTTTAATCACATGATAGAATCTGGAGACAACAACTTGGTCAACTTTGCCGTTCAAGGTTTAGCATCGAGGTTTATGCTAGAGAATCAAAGTACTGAACCTAACCTAATTTCAGGTAATGGAGGGCAATCTTTTGGTGGTCGTTATGAGTCCGTACAACAACTAACGTCTGCCATGAGTGACCCTCGGTATCATTCAGACCCTGCATACCGAAGGGAAGTAACAGATCGTCTTTCACGATCTAATATAATGTAACATTAAGCAAAATTATCCGTACTCAAGATATTAGACTTTGCCCCTTGCGAGGGAGAACCTAGTACGAACTCTTGTTTACCAGGATGTATGCACATGTGTACATACTTAACCATAAACAAGAAAGGTAATAATGCCTGATTTTCAAGATGCCACTGCGGAATATACGTCTATTCGTAGTGGTATAAAAAATATTGGGGGAGCATCTGCTCGTCAAGGTAGCGATCCCAGAGAACTATTTTTAAAATTGTACGCAGGTGAGGTTATGACTGCGTTCCAAACTAGGAACGTAATGATGCCTCTCGGTAGAGTAAGAACCATCTCAAAAGGTAAAGAAGCCCAGTTTATTATGACTGGTAAATATAGGGATGCTTCTTACCATACCCCTGGAAATCGTATTGCTCCTGATGCAAACGCTAGTCACTCAGAGAGACTCGTCACCATTGATGACCTCTTGATTAACGCTCAGTTTATCCCTCGTATTGATGAAGCAATTTT